CTACTTGCTTCTGTAAGAACTTAGGAGCCTTTTGGCTCCTATTTAAGGGTTTTAATTGGTATATTTTTGAAACAGACTACCTATCTGTTCGGTTTTGAACCGTGATCATCTTGTTGGAAGATGATAATTGCACAGAATCAAAATGGCCGTCGAGATCTATGAAAGATCTTAATCGGCAACCTGGGACATTATCCTGGGTAAAGTGTTGCACTGAAGGAGTGCAACACACCACAATAGCTATTAGAGCTTACTAATCATTCCTGACTCAGGAAAGATTTAAAACTTGTTATCTACAAGTACGAGAACGACCATCGGCAAATTGGCACACTCGATATAAAAACGACCTCATCATGTGATAGTATCAACTTTGAGGATAAGCATGCAGAATCCCTATTCTGCCCCGCAAGCTACGATTCGGCACGTGGGACATATATAAATCAAAAGAAACGGATAACCCGGGCTATTTCGTATTGAAATAGCACGGGGAAGTCAGGGCTTTATGTTCATTTGAGTGTCCTTGGACACAGTGAGTAAACAAAAACTAGGAGAAGTTAAATTAACGTTTCCCGTGTAGACATACATGGCGTACAGACCTAGTGAGTAAATCCTGGCGAAAACCAGTGCACAAACCTCAACCCCCCCAGGTTGTGGTAGTGTTTCATGGTTTTCAATAAATTATTATTGGAAATGATGAAAGCTACTATGACTACAAACGATTTTACCATAAACATGGAAGGATACTATGATGGTTGTTCAAATGAGGACAATTCTCTTAGTTTCCAGGGTGGAGATGAATTGAATAATATGATCAATTGCGATCATGCTATTGGAGATTCGTCTATGGAAAAACAACGTGTAGGAATACAAGACATAGTGATTGGTGTAACAAGTGATGTTTCATCTATCATAGAAACTATGGTGGAGGAATATAGCACTGACTTGCCGTTATGTGTTTTGGAGTCAGATTATTTAGAGCAATGTAAATTTTCTGACGAGGAAGTGGATGATATATTGGATAAGATACAGGTCAGTAGTGAACAGTATCTAAGTGATGTTTCAGAAATGGGATATATGGATGATTATGTGGAGGAAGTTATGGATAGATTACATGACAGTAAAGTACATTACCTCAGCGACAATAGTGCTGATTCAATGATTTTATATATGAATCATTTGAGTGTTGGAAATACTGTGGATCGTCTCTATCCACCGAAGGAATATGTTTTAATTATTCGTAAGGATCAAGCCTATATGCAGAGGCACGATGATGGAGCTATTTATCATTTAAATCATGCTGACGTGTTGTGCGGTAATTATGTACACACAATCATAGACATGATAAATGAGCAATATCCCCAAGGGGGTACTACTATATATCATTATTATGATGTATGTATTGGACTTGCGAGTGAATTGAACAATGGTTATCGGTTTGATAACAAGCGTATTAAGATGCCGACGAAACCTCGTGTCAAACGAGAGCGGCAGAAGAGTACCAAGAAGAAAAAGGAAAAGAGGAAGGAATCCAAGGTGTCATCTATGCACACCGATCCTTCCTCATTAACAGGTAAGAGTCGCAGACACGGGTTTGTTCCTAATGCGGAACAGTTGTATTTGTTTGACAATCACTATTATACTATGGAGGAGTTAGATTATCTCCATGATATATTTGGCGATGCTTTGCACCCACAAGATGATGAAGAAACTTTTTTATTATCGATGGGATCGCGATTTTCGAGTGACCAATTGTTTGAATTTATTCAAGGTCTTGGGAGTAAAATAACACCCGAAAATAGCAAAACTTTTGGTATGGTTGAAGGGTTTTTACTAGCCGTTGTTTCAGTTTTTGATTCTAAAACATTTATTGGACAATGTGCTGCTATAGCACAATATATTCGTCCTTATTTAAATTCGGATGGCAGTGCCTTAATATATGTTAAGGAAATGTTTGAGAATTGTTTTGAGGATGCTGGTATTAGGCCAGTTGGTGATCCCACAGGATTGGCACCACAAAGCACTATATTTTCTCGAATCAAGGAATTCAAAGATTTGCCAGTTTTTAAACATTGTTGCACAGCAGCCAGTTTATTGGTAGGTTTTGGATTCATACAACAGAGTAATTTTACGCGAGACTGTGCTAAGAAGTTTGCAGGTAGTGTAGCACCAGTGCAGGAAAAAAGTAGAGATTTTTTCTCATGTGTATTAGACACGTTAGATTTTTTTCTGGATAGGGGTTATACCTGTTATATGAGTGGTTCACTTGAGCCTTTTTTTAATTTAAATGATGAGCACACTGAATTTCAACGTAAATTGGCATTTTTGAAAGCTAACATAGTTGAAGTAAAGGCTGGTAATTTTGAAGATTTACATAAAGATAAAACACCTGCTTTAACGTTGGGTGATTTTGTTGATACCATAGATTTTTGCAGGAAATATGTGAAGACTAATTTGTTAACTGCCCAAATAGGGTGGAAGAGCACTTTAGCTGGGTATTTAGCTGTCATAGAAAAGATACAGAACGAATATCACATACATGCTAGTTCCTCTAGTATGCGATGCGCACCATTTTGTGTTAAAATCCATGGTGGATCAGGTGTATGCAAATCTTCATTATATCGCTATACTGTCAATTCAATTTTGACATATAACAATTATGATGCATCTGATGATAAAATAGTCAATTTGGATCCGGATGACAAGTTCGAACCAAACATGAGAAGTAATACTAATGCAGTAATATTTGATGACATGGCAAATACTAGCTCAGCTTTTATTGCCATGGCACCAACCAGCAAACTTATCAAAATAGTCAACAATGCACCTGCATATGCCAATATGCCTGAAGCAGAAATGAAAGGTCGTGTGCTTATGAATCCGAAATTGGTGGTTATAACCACTAATGTTGAGGATTTGTGTGCGGGCACATATTCAAATGAGCCTTTTTCTTTGCTACGCAGGTGCCATGTGCATGCCACTGTTAAGCTAAGAGCCAATTTGTTGGACAAGGATGCTAAATTAGATCAGCAGTTGTTGACATTGTGGGAAGAAAATAGCAAATCTACTTACGAAGATATGTGGCTAATCACAATGAAAACTGTGAAAGAGGAAGTGAATTATGATCTGAATAAGAGGTCTAAAGCACAATATCAATGGTCCATTTTGTGTTTACCACATGTGAATGATGGCAAACCGCTGGAAGATATTGATATATTCACATTCATGAAAGTGTGTTGTGAATTATCAAAAGAGCACTACCGTGTACAGGGCCTCATTGTTGCCAAGCAAGCTAATATAGCTGATAAGGCAATACGGTGTACTTGCCGGGGACCAATCAATTCTTTGGGTGCCTGCATAATGTGTGGTTCAACTACAAAATTGGTTGCTGGACTTAAGCCACAGGCTGGTCTAGTTTCGAATTTGTTGGAATTAACCAGCAACTCTATGCAACTTTCCACCTGGCAATTAGCTTTGGCACAACATGCCTTCAAACAGACCACAAATTTTATGAGCAGCGTCACTGACGTGTTTACATTTACCTCATTAGATAAATTTGTGTTACAGGTACTGGATGTGTCACGTGGTGCTAGGAAGAGGGAATTGGGTCAAGATGATATGGACCTGTTTTATCGCTCTTCTTTAGTGCGGTTGGTGGCATATGCCATGCCACTGGCTATCAAAAGTGAAGCATGGTATCCGAATTTTATGAAAATATTAGTGCGGAAAAAAGCTTATGAGCGAGTTTCATACGGCATATTTGCCAATTTTATTATAATGGCAATATGTTGGCTATCCCCTACGGGAATTAAATCTCGTTCAAGAAATAGGATTATTAAGTCCTTAGCCTGTTTAGCAGGCACATCAGTATGGTTTATTTTATGGACCATGAGTGTTAAAAGTTCGTTAGATAGAGCTATTGCCCATGATATACAAACTACTACCAATCTCATACAAGAGGAGGAAAAATGGATATTGGATGGACATAGACCTAAATTGGCAACCATAATTAGGTGTGCCACATTCGGTGCTATGGGATTGGGAGCCTTGCGTATTATGGTGTCTTTCATTTCAGCATCTTACAACACATATTATGATTTGGTGGAGGATGCTGTTGATGGAAAGGAAATTAAACCTGATTCAGCCTTAGGTAATGTTACACAGCACGACATTGAAATACGTGATAGTGTGACCAATGTATGGGCTGGATCAAGTAAACCATTCGATGCAGACACCATGGTTCCGCCTCAATTTTTAAATAAAATTGCTGGTGGCACTTTGGCAATGTTGATTGACGTGCCTGGAAAACAGGACACAATTAAACGCACATCGGCCATAATGCTCAGACAGGGTGTCGTTATGTTTCCTAGACATAATTGGTTTGATAACAATTGTGATCCAAATTCTAGAACACAAGACTCAATGCGAGTTAAGTTTGTGCGCCATGACATGACGGGTGGTTTTTCAGGCACCAATTGGACGGAAACTATATACTGGTCAACTACCGTGATTATACCTGGTACTGATGTTTGTATTAGTAGAGTGAATTTGGGTGGTCCATTTTTAAATTTACTGCCCTATTTTCATGCTAGTCCCACTACACAACCACTGTTTTTAGGACAGGGTCGTGGTAAGGATGGCAAATTATATACAAAGCGTGGTGCCCTATCTTTTAAAGGGAAACACAAAGTGGATTACTTCCCTGAACTCACTTGTGAATATTATAAAGCAGAGATGCGAGACGAGTTCTGGGCCGATGGAGATTGTGCAACAGTTATAGTTAATGACGGTCCCAAACCGCGTATATGTGGTCTCCATTTGTTGGGTCACACCACAAAACCATATGGATTAAGTGTTGTTCTCACCAAATCAATGATGGAAGTAGCTTCTAAAATGTTAGATGATAAATTAGAGACGTTGAACACGTATTTAACTAACTCCCTTTTGGAAACTCCTTATCGTATTGGTGATATGGATTATAATATAAGTAATAGCGTACATCCAGCTAGTCCGGTAAATAGAATTCCAGAAGATGGATGTTTTAACGTGCTAGGAACAATTGTAACTGGGACCAATACTTACAAATCAGCTTATCATATGTCACCTTTGACAAATTATCTGATTGAGGATATGGGAATTGTAAACCAATGGATGATACCTGCTTTCAAAAAGAAAGACGGATGGGATCCATGGGAGAAAATCACTGGTGCTATGAGTAAACCTAGTTCCAAGATGGATCCTATATTGTTATCCAGAGCTGTCGATGATTACTGTGATGGTCTGAGTTTTGGCGATCAAGATTTGGATTATTTAAAACCCTTGACAAACACTGAAATATTGTGTGGTATTGATGGAAAAAGGTTTATAGATGGTATTAAATTACAAACCAGTTGTGGGTGTCCCATGAAAGGAAAGAAAGATAGATACATAGTACCTGTTGATGTACCCACACACCAACGAGGATTGGATTTTACACAGGACTATCAAAAGATGTGGACATTTTTGGAGGAACTGGAAAATGACTATGATAAGGGCATAAAGAAAGGCTACATTTTTAAAACAAGTTTAAAAGATGAAGTGGTGACGAAAATTAAGGCGCGTGGTTTCTATTGTGCCCCATTGTTATTGTCCTTACACATGAGAAAATACGTGACACCTTTATTGCGTTTAATGTGTATGAATCCACTTTTAACAGAGTGTGCGGTGGGATTGAATCCCTTCAGCCCAGAATGGCATGAGATGCACGAATATCTTGTATATTTTGGTGAAAATCAGATTATAGCCGGAGATCATAAAGAGTGGGATTTGAGACAGAATCCAGCTTTAATGATAGGGGGCGCCAAGTGCTTCCAGCGCATGGCAGCCTTTGGTAACTACACAAGTAGGGATAAAGTACAATTGCGTGGTTCTACTGACGAAGTAATTTATCCAGTTGTTGACGTTAATGGTACTGTGGTGCAGCCATATGGTATGATGACTTCTGGTCATAATGCCACGGCGAATTGGAATTCCTTAGGTAACAGTCTGTCATTAAGGATGTGTTTTTATAAATATTATCCGAATTTGGTTTTTAGGGACCATGTACATTTGATAACTTATGGAGACGACTTCGTTTGCGGAGTATCAGTCAAATGTCCAGAGTTTAATTTTAATAATATACAAAAGTTTTTTCGAGAAGAATGTGATATGGTTGTCACATATTATGATAAGACCGAAAACGCCCCGAATTACAGTAGTATATTCGAGGTGGATTTCTTAAAAAGAAGAAGTGTATTGTTGGGAGACACTGGATACTACGTTGGTGCAATAGAGACGAACTCTATATACAAGCCTTTGTTTTGGACAAAGGCGAAAAAATCAGAAGTGAATAGTCAAGTGATAGAGGCTATTACATCTGCATTACATGAAATGTTTTATGTGGGCGAAAAGGAATACAACAATCTCGTCTCACACATGCAATTGGCAGTTGATAAGTTGGGCTTGACCATGCCCGGTTTGAGAGTCAGTTACAATGATAGAATGTTATTATGGAAAGAAAAATACATGGGCTTGGTATTGGATAACGATAGTACACCAGAAACGCTTGCCGAAGCCCGTGACTTTATAGGTCAACCAAGTGATGATCAAGGTGAGATCACACACCCCTTATGTACTGAGAAGCTAGGTGCATGGAGGGTTAATTACACGCTTGAAAATAGAACGAATAAGAAAGAAAGTGTTTTTCCAAACTACATTGGAAATGATGTGATGCATGTTAGTGATGCATTATCTACTCAGATCACAACGTCTGAGGGGATTAAGGAATTTGTTGTACAATCTGCCATACAAAGTGGAACAGAAGTTGATAATGTGAGTAACTCACTCATGCAATTCAATTTACGTTCTGGTGCTTTTATGACAGGACTCACTCACGAGCAAGATGAAACATTTGATGTGGCAACTTCTGAAGGGAGTGAGATTGGTGATTTTTTTCATAGACC